ATTCGGTTTCCCATGACCCTTCGCTTCCACTATTGGAACCAGACTTATTTTCATCAGAGTTATCGCAGGACCCTTCTTCATTATCACTGGACTCGCTATCACTGGACTCTTCACTGGCCCCGCTATCGCTAGCACTTGACTCGGAATCGCTTTCACTTTCACTTGCGCTAGTCCCATCCTTGTTATTTTCATACACGATTTCTTCGGCTTCTAAATCACATGATACATCCATTTCCTCTACCGAAAGATTCGTGATGGATATGTTATGTATATCCGAGGATGAAATACGTAATCTCTGTTTGTTGGTTCTTGAGCCAAAATTGGCGAATTCGTCTTCATTCGCGGTATTCATGGAGTATACTTTATTTTTATTTTCGATAAAGTAAGTGGACCCCATTAAATAATCCAAATCGTCGGCGATGTTCATCTTGAATTTGTTTTGGACACCTAAATAAGACCCATAATAGTCTATACAGTTTACCATACCATGTTCGTTTAATAATTTACTTGTGAGGAAAGAGAAGAAATTATCGGTATAAGAGGCGTTATTAGAGTCCGTTAGTTTTGGGTGGCTTCCTGCGGAACTCAGACTAGGTAACACACGAATGGTTTTATCGGAAGAAGAATATTTCCCGATTAAATAGCGGAGGGGGTCCAATAAGGGGGAGTATTTGATAAAAATAGGGTGGGTTTGGGTTTTATTCTCAGCTAAATCGAGAACCGTGCTCATATCGCGAATATGAAATTTATGGTTTAGTGCTACTTCGTTGTAATTGGTTTCGGTCAACGCGAAAAACTTACTATAAATAGGTTGATACCTCTGAAAGTTCTCGAGTCGGAAGGGATTATAAGAATGGTCTGCCTCTTCTTCGTTGGATACATAATCCTTTTCCAAAGTAGAAATGTCTAAAGATGGCGGTGTCGTATATTGAAGAAAGGTCATGAAGAGTATAAGTCATTTGTATATTAAATTATATGTCTACGAACGAGGGATCAGAGACCGCTTCTCGACATCAACCTTTGAGGAAACTGTAAGTTATCTTTGAGTTCCTCGCGAGCTCATTCATAAAGGGAATATTGTGAATCCTGTCCAGAAAAGGGAGGGTTCGCAAGGGAACCGTAGGTTCCCTGCTTCGTAGGATTACGTGTAGACCAAATATTCCTATACTATATTAGTTTCTAAATGACATTGGAGCTGAAAAAGTTTGATATGCGTTCGATTACATTTAAGCCCGACGAAAACAAAGGCCCTGTCGTGGTTCTCATTGGTCGCCGTGATACAGGTAAGTCTTATTTAGTAAGAGATTTATTATTTTATCATCAAGACGTCCCTATCGGGACCGTTATTTCGGGGACTGAGGCAGGCAACGGCTTTTATTCATCCCATGTTCCGAAATTGTTTATTCACGACGAGTATAATACCGTGTTAATCGAGAACGTTTTAAGGAGACAGAAAATGGTATTAAAACAGGTCAATAAGGAGATTGAAACCTATCATAGAACTACCATCGACCCCAGGACTTTCGTTATTTTAGATGATTGCTTGTATGACCAATCATGGACACGCGATAAGATGATGCGTCTACTATTTATGAATGGTAGGCATTGGAAGGTCATGCTAATCATCACAATGCAATATCCGTTAGGCATTCCTCCAAATCTCCGCACCAATATCGACTACGTTTTTATTCTCCGTGAACCATATTTGGCAAATCGCAAAAGAATCTGGGAGAATTATGCGAGTATGTTTCCCACTCTCGAGTCCTTTTGTGCTGTCATGGACCAGACAACCGAGAATTTTGAGTGTTTGGTCATAAATAATAACGCAAAGTCCAATAAATTAAATGACCAAATATTCTGGTATAAGGCACAAGACCACCCCAATTTCAGGTTGGGAGCTAAAGAATTCTGGGAAATTTCGAAAAATATGGGGTCCGACGACGAAGACGAAGCATATGACCCGAGTAAAGCTAAGAAGAGGAGCGGGCCGGCGATAAATGTGAAGAAGAATAAATGGTGAGGAGGAGGTGTCCTTACTGAGAAACCGTTTTGATAATTTGGACGAAAATTACCAAAGCATAATGGAGCGAAACTTACTTCACATTTGGGTGAAGCGAGTTTTGAAATAATTTCCATGTTTCCTACCCGAGAGTTTATTTTTATAATTTGGGCGAAAAATATCAAAGCATAATGGTATGACACCCCGATTTCAGTTTTCGAAAGCGGTTTTTGAAATAATTTCCACGTTTCCTACCTGAGAGTTCATTTTTTATAATTTGGATGAAAACTACCAAAGCATAATGGAAAGACATCTTTCTTTGGATTTGCCCAAACCAATATTTATAATATTATACCTAGTTTTGAAATAAGTTATTCGAAAGTTACAAGTATTCTTTTCTTAAACCACCCAATTCGTCTATTATGGCGAGCATATTTCAATAAATTATATAGCAGAATAACGCACCCAACCCGCTTTCATAAAACCGATTATTAAAATAATAAGCGCAAAAATGACTTAAAGAGAGTATTCCAATATAAATTATAATATGAGCAAATTTACCAAGGATTTGGACGACTTATTATATTTAACAAAACAAAAGACTAATATAGTAGACCATTTAAAGAAAAATTATAGAGAAAATATCCATTATATAGTCGAAAAAGCTTCTTTGAAAGAAAAACAATACGGAGGGCATAATAAAATCGCATATAAACTCACGGAAGAAGCATTCGAACTATTGAAAAATACATTTAATTTACGCAATAGATATATTGTGAACTTAAGTGACCAAATGAAATACGTAAATATTGGAATGTGTATAGAAAATCAAACTATAGGGTTTATCGAAAACTCTTATAATAACATCTTAAATGTAAAACGGCAATACGCATTCGGAAAATACAGAGCGGATTTATACTTCATTGATTATAAATTGGTCGTTGAATGCGACGAAAATAACCACGAAGATAGAAACCCAATACTAGAGAAAATTAGAGAGGATTACATAAAATCATTAGGAAACAAAATAATTAGATACAATCCAAACACTAGTTCATTTGATTTATCCAACGTTTTAAAGGAAATAAATGCCGTATTATTCGCGCCTAAAACATAAACTCGCTTTTTCCGAAAATAATAATTTAAGTAATAAGCGAAAAAAGGACTTAAAGGCAATACGCCAAGTTTAATTATAATAAGATGAACGAGCTGAACATCGTTAATCTTATTGAACAGAACCCTATTACTCGGCTATCTAGCGATTATAACAATAAGTTATTGTTAAAAATAAAAGAAACCTTTACTGGTTTTGAACAGAAGTTATTTGTAAGCAGTTTTTATTGCTATTTAAATTATGATAAGAATATAGATTTTGTGGTCGATTTGGACGATATATGGAAATGGCTAGGATTTGCCGCAAAATTTACCGCAATAAGGACATTAGAAAGTAATTTTAACATTGATGTAGATTATAAAATAGTCACGCCCGAAACGTCACCCCCTTCTTCACCTCAAGAAGATTCGCCAAAACCTAAACAGTATGGTGGCCAAAATCGCCAGATTATTAAAATGACTATCAAATGCTTCAAATCTCTATGCTTGAAGGCCCAGACCAAAAAGGCCGCCGAAATTCACGAATACTATATGAAAATGGAAGAAGTGCTACACCAAACCATAGAAGAAGAAACTGACGAATTGCGTCTCCAATTAGAACAGAAAGATACTATCATAGCAGAAAAAGAAAACGCTATTATAAAAACGAAGAAAGAAAAGCAGCGCGCCGTAGAGCAGGCCATTATCGCCCAATTCCCCGTAAACACCGAGTGCGTCTATTTCGGCACCATCGATAACGCCAACGCAGCCAAAGAAAACCTCATCAAGTTCGGCCATACGAACGACTTGGCAACCCGCGTCCAAAATCACCGCAAGGTATACGACAACTTCATTTTGACCGCCGCCTTCCGCGTCCAAAACAAGGTCGAAATCGAAAATCTCATCAAGGCCTACCCCAAAATCAAGCGCCAAATCCGCACCATCTCCGTAGATTGTAAAGTGAAAACCGAAATCATAGCCTATGACGCCACTTATTTCACTATTGAAAAGCTCACCAAATATATCAAGGACATTATCCATTCTAAGACGTATAGTATCGATAACTTCAACCGAATCATGAAGGAAAACGACGAACTACAACAAGAAAACCGCGTCCTCAAAGAGCAAATCGAACAACAAAATGCCACCATCACGAAACAAACCATCGAAATGAACGAGATGAAGGCCATCATGGATAGCCAAAAGACGTCCATATTAAGACACGCCGAAGAAACACAATCTGTCTACCAAAATACGTTATTGCCGGAGGACGAGCAAACCAAAAAGTTCGCCGAGTTTATCGACGCAATGTGTATTGTCAGGTCCGATGTTGAAGAGTCATCGACGAACATGGAAGGCCAATTTCGTATTTGGTGTAAGACGAAACCGAAGAAGGAGACATTCCACGCATTGAAAAATTATCTCGATACGAGGTTCAAGCACGCGCGGTTATCGAAACAAGACCAAAATCAACTCGTCCATGGTTATGTCGGTGTTCAATTAAAAGAAATTAATTATAAGAAGAAACGCGTGAATAACGATACCGAAGACTTCTTATTCCAAGTATGTAGGTTTTCTCCCAACGGTAAAATCCTGAACTCTACACTATTGACCGAATACCAACGCTGGAAAAGGAGCCTGGATAGGCCATGTTTGGAATCCGATATGAAAGATTTGAAGGATTACTTGAACGACTGCGAGTATGCTCTTAAGGCAACGGTTTGGACGGATGTAGGGGCGAATGAAGGCTACTATGGACTTTCGTTAAGAAGTGATGAGCAACGACCCAAGAATATTACGTCTAGCACTGGGAAAAAGGTGGAGAAGCGAATGGTGAATAATGACCACAGTATAGGAACATGGGATACTATTGCCAAAGCGGCGGAGGCGGAGAAAATGAGCGCTGCCAAAATGAGTAGGAGTATAAAAAACAAGACCATTTTTGATAATGACTATTATTATGCCACAGCCAACGCATAAAAACAACACTCACAATTTATTATTTTGAGTAAAAAATAATAAAGTAAACATGGTCATAACATACGTTATGGTCATGCGCTCAATAAAAAGGGTTTCAGTCGGCACCCTACTCTGACTCTTCTTCGTCTACAAAGTCATCGCGTAAATCAAAAATGGACTCGCTCTCACTACTACTATCATCGTCGTCAGATAAAACGGACTCGGCCTCTTCATATGAAGGCGACCTAGTCCTAGCATCCTCTGGCGAAGCAAAATCCACAATCTGCTCTTGGGTTAAATTAATAACCAGTTCATTCGTTATTACATTTTCGGCGATATCGTGACGAATTATACGATTGGCGGCCGACTCATTGGCATAGACAGAAATAAAATCTTCTGGTCTTTGTCTTGGGCCGTCCTCCTCGTCTTCCTCCGAACTCGTCTCATACTCTAAATGAGACGTATCAAAGTGCTTATAAATATTTACATCGCGTTTAAATATGCGCCCCGCATCATGATACGAAATCTTCCATCGATTCGTCCCCTCGATACGCTTCCTGATTTTACATCCGAACAGCGGGTATCTACGAACAAACTGATGTAACTTTTCTTCCAGACGATATTCGTTATAATATTGCGCATTTAAATCCAAAGAAAATACGTGCTTAAAATAGTGCGCCAAATAAGGTTTCATGGCCGCAACCAATTTCTCTTTCGGGTAATCCTTATTCACGTTCATGGAATAACCTTCTTCGCACCTACCATTATACCACTTGATCATGGCGCGCACCTCTTTCGTCAGAGTATTTATACAACTGCTCGATAAATAACGAGATATGGCTTCATCGCGTATCAAGACTTCGTTTTCTAGTTTAAAACGCTTGAGATTAAAATTACATAGGAAATAGTTATGAAACGCAGGTGATAATATGAAATCCCGCGATTTGATTTGAAAATATAAATTATATAGGGACGACTTAGTAAAAGGTATATTATTGTAAGGATTTTTAACGGCAATCGGCGAAGAAACCATATGAGCGGAATTCAGAATCGAATTTTCAATGATTTTCGTAATATCCATAATAGTAAATAAATATTTATTACCGTTATGATGGACGGCAACCACGTTTCGATGCGATTCGCTAATCGGATTTAAAATCAAATCGGTTTGGATACGTAGAACAGACCGACGCAACCGTAACTTATTTATAAATCTCAATAAGATATGATATTGTCGCTGGGCGGATTCGAACGCCATAATAAACCGGCGCTTATTCTCCTCCGAATAAAATAGGTTGGATTTGACCGTTTCCAAATACCCGAATTTTTGACGCGGGCATTGTAAAAGTGGATTGGATACGAAAAAATAGACAGTTGCCATGAGTAATCTATCGAAAAAGTCGGTAGTCTTTTCATTCTTAAATATAGTTTCCAAAAGCTGGCTTCGGTCGCCGCCTGAATAATAAATAACATCTTTATCAGTATAATTTTGCTTTAATAGGATTCTACCAAAAGTATTGATTGAGAAAGTCGGTGGCATGAGAATCGTTTTCTTGTCTTCCTCTGAGAAGTTAAATGAGAATGGGACATAAATAGAGGGGAGCAAGGCATTGTGAGTCCTTTCGGGGATTTCGAATTCTTTATCAAAATTTACGGTAGGATATGAAGTATTTACAAAGAAATCCTGGGTCGTCATGGGCTAAATATATAATCCATATTACGTTTATATATTTTCCAAATTATATTACAAAGGGCGGGTGTAATTAAACCGTCGAGTCCGAATTTGCCTTGACCAACTCGGCATTATACTCTTCCGTCTTCTTCTCGTCGGCCGCCTCGCGCTCCTCGAAATTGACCGTCTCCTTCACGCCAATCAAATTACCCTCTTCATCAATCGTCTGCGTAAGCACATTGCCGCTCTTCTGCGCCTTCTTCACATTCTCCTCAATAGCCTTACGTTTCGTCTCCATGACGCGCTTATCAAACTCCTGCTTAGCGAGCGCCTCATTCTTAATCTTCTCTTCATGTAACTTATTCAACTCGTCCTCCATAAACTCCACCTTGCCCGTCTTATACGCATCGGGGTCCCATGGCATCCACACACCCACAGGCCCAACAAAAATATCGTGATTCGGGTCCGTCTTACGCAACGCCACGCATTTATTTTGCGCCTCTTCTTGGGTGGGATATACACCGCGAATCTTCAATCCGCGCACCGACGTCTGGAAATCATTTTCCTTATTAAACCTTTCGTTTAGCTTATCTTCGTTCCTATCCATAAAATTATTAAAATCATCGACCACCGTGTTTTGCTTCAATTTATCGCCCTCCTCCTTGATAAAATCGTTATAGTCGCTAATCGCGTTCTCGACATTCAAGTTATACTTATAGGAAAGGAAATGGATAAACTCTAAAAACTTCTCGGCGGATTTAGTAAAATCCCATTGCTTGACGAATTGCTCGAATAAGTAGAGTTCACGGCGCTTTAAAATCTTTTCGGGAGAGACGAAGGAGAGGCAGGCGAATTTTTGACCGGCAATCGGGGGGTCCTCGTCACATAAGTCGACGTATTTAGGATTGGGTTGGCCGTTGGGTAGAAGTTTACGCTCGAATGCCGACATTTAGAGAAATATCAATTTATAGAGTAGCATAACTTTTTTTGTTTAAGTGTTTTTAGAGAGACATATTATTTCGGAGTTAATAGGCGGATTCAAAATGTATTGAGAAAAGGACTCACTTAGAGGAATCTTCGGTGTCCAAATATATTATTTTGTTTGATTATAGTATACAATCATATTGTAATGGTTGACGTAACTGAACTTCTTAAACGCGCCATCAAATACTTAGTAGAGGGTCTCGCCGTAGCCATTTGCGCCATTATCATCCCCAAGAAGGCATTAAATGTAGAGGAAATCATTATTATTGCCTTAACTGCCGCCGCCACGTTCAGCATCCTTGATGTATTCATTCCTTCCATGGGCAACTCTGCCCGCGGAGGTGCCGGCTTTACCTTAGGTAGCGCGGTAGCGGGTGGACTCAGGATTGCCGCTTAAAAAGGTAACCCTTACCCCTTTATAGAATAGACCTTATTGTCAATATATTTTGTTACTTGAATAAGTATCAAAATAGTGGGTTTGAAAAGACCCCCGTTAAAAGAGGGGGTTTATTTCGAGACGCTGACAGTGAACCTGTCTAATTTATTCCAAAACACCGTTTTTAACCTAACTGTTTCCGTATCGTCTCCCGCTAGAAAATCAGGGTTCATGTTGACCCTTTCCTGTATTACATTCCACGCGTTGCTTTGGCTATAGTCCAAATTAAATTTCGGCGAATAATTTATCATATGTTCAAATATAAACACATTTTCGCTGGATAATAATAGTGCCATTTTAATAACATACCTATCCAAAAGTATTTTACTTTTTCGCAAAGTCTTTTTGTCAGATACGTTAACAAACGCATTGATTTCTTCGGCAGTTAAAAATAAATCTTTATAGATAACCACGAGTCCAAAGGGCGAGCCGTCGAGTGCCCCATGCTTCGCCTCCAATAATAAAAGCGCTTCGTTTTGTTTTTCTCGGGTATGTTTATTATATTTGGCGTATTTTTCGCGAAGTTCTGGCTGGGTTAATAACGCATTTTTGGTCGCCTTTATTCGTTCTTTATAGGGGTCTGTCATATGAATGAGTAAATCAGCAGAGGCAATAACGATATTTATTTTGGCACGTATGTCCTCTGGGGTAACATTTTCGTTTTGTTCTTCTTGTGTTTTTGTCTCTTCTTCTTGTGTTTTTGTCTCTTCTTCCGATTGTTTTATCTCTCCGGGTTTAGCTTGTGTTAATGATTGCGCTGATGCTTTTAATTTGGCTTCCTCTTCGAGTAACAAATTTACTTTGACTTCCTCTTCCGCTTGTTTTGACAGTTCAACTTTCGCTTGTCTTAATATTTGCTCTGACGCTTTTAATTTGGCTTCCTCATTGAGTAACAAATTTACTTTGGCTTCCATATTCGCTTGGGCCGACGCTTTTACTCTGGCTTCCTCTTCCGCTTTTACTCTGGCTTCCTCTTCCGCTTTTACTCTGGCTTCCTCTTCCGCTTTTACTCTGGCTTCCTCTTCAGCTTTTACTCTGGATATACGTTCATTGGCAGCGTTTGCTATCGACGTCATAAGATTAAGCCTTTCCTGTTTTTTCTCTTCTTCCAACACTTTAGCCTCTTCCACTGCTTTGGCTTGTAACCTAGCCTTTTCTTCGCTGGCCTGCACTTCTAAAGCTTTCTTTTCGGCAATGCGTCTATTTAATATCGCCAATTCTTCTTCGAATTTGGATAGCTTTAATTGAGCGGCGTTCAATTTGTTTTCGTGTTCTTTATTTATAGCTTCTTTTATTCCAGATAACATTACAGATTGATTAGGAACTGAAGCGACAGACGAAGTAGGTGCCAAATCGGAATCCATTCTCTCGTTACCTGTGGTGAGTTCGGGACTTAATTGACGACTATCAACAGATGGCTGGAGAGACGGACTAAGTACCGTAGCTGTGCTAGGTTCCGTAGCTGCGCTAGGTTCCGTAGCTGTGCTAAGTTCCGTAGCTGTGCTAAGTTCCGTAGCTGTGCTAAGTTCCGTAGCTGTGCTAAGTTCCGTAGATAAAGGCGCAATCGGAATAGCCGCGCTTCTGGCAATGGTATCTTGTAATTCTTCTTCACTGGCAGATACAGAATCTCTATGCGCCATAAGCTCTTCAGAATCTGACGGTTTTATATCCTTGGGTAAATCAACAGCAGCCTTTATCATAGTAGCATTCGCATCGACGAGACGCGCCATAGATTGAATTATTTCGTTATTCGGGTCAAACACACCAACGTCTTTAACCCCCTCCTCGGCGATTTGGCACTGAGGTTCATATTGACCCAAAGGAAGAGATTTGAATTCGACATACATTATTTCTTTCTTTAATTTTTCTATACGCTCTGTAATTTTATGTCGTTCCAAAGGACTACTTGTACCGTTCCTTGTACCGTTCCTTGTACCAACGTCACGTTCCAATTCCAATTTGGTTAACTGATCTTTCAACTCGCGTAGATTGGTCTTAATTTTCGCGTTTCTTATTCGAATAGAGCATTTTCGCTTTTTATCAAAAGCCACATTATCCTCTTTTGAATACGCTGGTTTTATTACCGCCAATTTATTTAATAAACTACATACTTGTGTATCCGACCAGCAATAATCGCGCGGGGTTTTTTCTGCTTTATCTTTTATATTAAGCGACGAAATACTAGTTAAATGAGAGATTAATACATGAAAACACATCAAATTATCTGCGTCGGCGGTGGTTTTCAAAGCAAATAAATGAAGGGGTGTCATGCCGGACTCATTTTGGGCATCTATATTCGCCCCATTTTCTAAAAGGGTATTTAAAGTAATAAATTTGCATTTTTGGTCATAAGGGAAAACGGCGTAATGTAACGGAGTATTGCCTTCATTGTTTTTTAGGTTAATATCCGCCCCTTTGGATAATAGATATTTTGTGGCGGCGTAGTTTCCTACACCCGCGGCCAGATGTAAAAGAGAAATGCGTCCGCCAATTTTGGCACCGCCTTCGATTTGGTAGGGGCTTGTGAATATCGTATTATAAAACGCCGTATGTAGGTTAGCGGGAATATAGGTTTCTATCCATTTTAATACGGGGTCGGACATAGATTTGGTTATAATGGCATTAAACAGAATGGGCTGTAGATAATCAGTAACATATTTTAACTTGGCACCGTTTTCTAATAAAAGTCGAGTGATATCGTGATGCCCTTGCTCTAAAGAATATTGTATCGGGGTTTTTCCAGCTTCGTCATATTTATTTACGATTGCCGATATTTGGTCTTGTGTCATATTGAGAGCATGTTTAAATTGGGAGTCTAGAAGTATAATCAGGTCGGCTTTATTATTAGCCTTTACTAGAGCCAATAACCTACGAAAATTATCATTGACGAAATCAGAGTTGAATTTACCAGAGCCGTCGTCGAGATTAACCTCGTAAAACTCGCTGCCTTCTTCTGTGGACTCTTCGTCCGGTTCATCAGAAAAGTCTTCTGAGTGAGAAGGTCGTTCATCTATTTCAATACCATTTTGTTCTGTGTTATTTTTTTTGGGGGCAGATGATGTATTACCCATTTGGTTATAGTATAATTATATATTTCATTGACATAATCAACCAAATATATAAGGAAAACACCAGAATCAATTCTACCTTGGTTCCCCTACACCGTGGGAAAAAACTCCCAATCTAAATCATTACATACCTTTTTCCATATCATATCCTGCTCCAGCTGCTTTTCTCTATCTTTCATCATAGGAATATACGGTAAATATTGGGTTTGGTCTAACAGCACACAGAGCTGATAAAGAGTATACGTATAGTTAAAGAAATTCGTCCGATTCGCGGGACAATGAACCGCCCATGGCTGTTGTATCTCAATAAAAAGCACACATAAAGTCTCATGTAATTCCTCGTTCATGATCGGCGGTTTAATACCAAAAAGCGAATTAATATATTGGATATGCTCGAAATATTTGTTGAGCCCCAACTTGCGTAATATCTCGCGCATTTTATCATAATTGATAAGAGACATATCCTCAATACGTTCCTTTTTAATTCTCGCTTTAATGGCGTCAATGACCTCTTCCGGAATCTGAGTCGTTTCCTTGGCTTGAAATTGCGATAATATCTCTTTGAAATGGTTAAGCCGGATATATGCCGTATAGGATACTTCGTTCGGTGGCTCTTTATTCGTCGGCTTGGAATTGTCCACGATATACGAAATAAATTTCCCACATGCCATATTATTACAAATAAGAATACCCTCCTCATCTTGCGGAATGAGTTCTCCGCTTTTACAACTTTCGCATATATCGGTGGTTACAATAAAGTCCTGTATGCTGTTTAGTTCTCGATTTACGTTTCGCCAATAGTTTTGATAGGCTTGTTTGGCCTGAACGTATTTTTCGCTGTTCAAGTCCGATGAAGTGTCGGATTTTGCCTTGATTTTAAAGAACGAATTGAGAACCGTCACGTTTTTTACGGTAGTGCTCGCCCCGCCGGCCGATATTTGCTTTTTATCCTCGAAATATTGGAAGATATATTTGGAATTATCCAATAGATATTGCTTTTTTTGGGTTCGGAGGGAGCGGATTTTATCTTGAATGGCGTATATTTTATCGCGGATTTCGAGATATACATCTATCTGGTTCTCTTTTAGAGTAGAAATCTGGGCTTTTAATTTGTTTTTTTCTTCGACTAAGGCAGGTATGGTTTCGTTTTCTATGACGCTGAATTGGTTTAACATTTCAGTGTGTTTTTCGTCTATGGATAATAAAGCGGGCTTGGCTGCCAACTTTTTATTTTGCTGAGATGTCATGAAAATGTTGGGTATAATATACAAATAGTCTCATTAGTTTTTTATATGTGTTTTCCGAGGGTTTATATAAGGAGGGGGAACCAAGGTAACCTTCGGGTTCCTTCGGAGTCCCTTCTTTTCAATTGTATACCTTAAATATAAGTTCTTACATCTTCATTTCGCGTGCCTATCTGAAATGAAACTTCTTACTCATATAAGAAAAAAGGATGGGGTTATATGGGAAACTTTGGTTTCCCCTATGCGTGTATATACAAAAAAACGTATATAAATTAAATATATATAACTCATGTCCAGTCAGGGACCCATTGAGATACCAACCATATCTCAATTGGATAAGAAACAAATACAAAAGATGATATTCATCGCAAATGCTTTAGAAAAAGGCTGGACAGTAAAAAAATCAAACGATTCCTATATATTTACCAAAAAACATGAAAATAAAAGAGAGATATTCCAAGAGAATTATTTAGAGTCTTTTGTATTCAGTAATATAGCTGGAGGAAATTAGATATGTGTGCGAATCATTACATAATACAGGCATAATATAAATAGCATTATTTTCTCTGTAAAATATGTGTATCCGATTTGTAAATTACAATTGTGGCACAATCATTATATTTGTGTTTTAAAAGAAATTCGGACGATTTCGCACTGGAATTCAATAAGTCGAATGAAAAAATTGTTACAATGGGGGTTGACGCAAGGATTCCGAAGAAGTTCGGAGGAAAGCCCATCTCTTTAGGGAAATTCGCGATATAAAAATAAATTCTTGAATTAATTTATTTTTCGCCAAATTATTTTCTAGACAGAGTATATAACTTTGTTATACACAAAGGATGGCTGGTGGACTTATGCAACTTGTCGCCTACGGCGCCCAAGACGTGTTCCTCACTGGAACCCCCGAGATTACTTTCTGGAAGGTGTCTTACAGGCGCCACACCAACTTCGCGATGGAGTCCATTGAGCAAACCTTCTCTGGCCAAGCCGATTTCGGTCGCCGTGTAACCTGCACGATCAGCCGCAACGGTGACCTCGCCTACCGCACCTACCTCCAAGTAACCCTCCCTGAGATTAACCAAGACATGAAGACCGCCGGCTCCGACGGTGTCTATGCCCGCTGGTTAAGCTACATCGGTGAGCAACTCATCGCCCAAGTTGAGGTCGAGATTGGTGGCCAACGCATTGACCGCCAATACGGTGACTGGATGCACATCTGGAACCAACTCACTCTTTCCAGCGAGCAACAAAAGGGCTACTGGAAGATGATTGGCCACACCACCCAACTCACCTACATCACTGACCCCAACTTCGCGGCTGTCTCCGGCCCCTGCGCCGCCGCCGGTGGCCCCAACCAAGTTTGCGCCCCCCGCAACGCCCTTCCCGAGACCACTCTCTACATCCCCCTCCTTTTCTGGTTTTGCCGCAACCCCGGCCTTGCCCTCCCCCTCATCGCCCTCCAATACCACGAGGTCAAGATCAACCTTGACATCCGCCCTCTTGGTGAGTGCCTCTGGGCCGTCAAGACCCTCAACGGCACTTCCGGAACCGTCTCCGTATCCCAAGCTTACCAACAATCCCTTGTTGCCGCTTCCCTCTACGTTGACTACATCTTCCTCGACACGGACGAGCGCCGCAAGATGGCCCAAAACCCCCACGAGTATCTCATTGAGCAACTCCAATTCACGGGTGACGAGTCTGTCGGCTCCTCCTCCAACAAGATCAAGCTCAACTTCAACCACCCCTGCAAGGAGCTTATCTGGGTTGTCCAACCCGATGCCAACGTTGACTACTGCTCGTCCCTCGATGCCGGTGGCCTCCTCTACCGCACTCTCGGTGCCCAACCCTTCAACTACACGGATGCCATCGACGCCCTCCCCAAGGCCGTCCATGCCTTCGGTGGCCCCGCCGAGACTGCCGGCGCCAGCGGCAACGAGTTCATCACCGCCTCTGGCCTCTTCCAAATGCCCGGTGCCGCTGACGTCACCGTCGGTGGTAGCGCGGACTGGGCCGGTGCCTCCACCTACCTCCCCTTCGATGCCCAAGCCGGCTCCTCCAACGGCTCCTCGGTATCCGATGCGGGCACGTTCGTCCTCGCCGAGACTGCCCTCGACATGCACTGCTGGGGCGAGAACCCCGTAGTGACTGCCAAGCTCCAACTCAACGGCCAAGACCGCTTCTCCGAGCGCGAAGGGTCCTACTTCGATGTTGTTCAACCTTGGCAACACCACACCCGTGCCCCCGATACGGGCATCAACGTGTATTCCTTTGCGCTCCGCCCAGAGGAACACCAACCTAGCGGTTCATGCAACTTCTCTCGCATTGATAACGCTGTGCTCCAACTCGTTCTTTCTTCCGGAACGGTTGCGGGGACGGCGACCGCTAAGGTCCGCGTATACGCTGTAAATTACAACGTTCTCCGCGTCATGTCTGGCATGGCTGGAGTAGCTTTGACGGCAATTCAGATATATAATTATTTATTATTCTATCTAATTGCGACTAGAGCAGAAAAACAACGCGCCACAAGCAAACAGGCCCTGTTTGTGGATAACTTCGCTTTGACCCCTGTAGTTCACATGGTCAGTTGTTAGTAAGGGAACATTAGTTCTTTTGCGAGATTACTTGTTGTTCGGGGAACCCCTTAGAGCCTTAACTACTAAGTATACTTGGGAAACCAGTATATGGCGGAGAATAGAACTCCGGTATAGTAATAATGTTAAGGATTGGGCAATCCGCATGGT